CGCTAGATCCGAAGTAGACCACTCACCACGCTCGAAAAACGAACTAATAGATTTTAAATAATCAATGGATAATTCATCCATATCAGAACCACCAAAACCGGGTGCAACACTAACATGATTTCGCGAATACAAGGAGAGAGGCATAGACGAATCTATAGCATCCCCACTCGCATTATACGCAAGAGCATGTTGCGTTACTCTTTCAACGGGCGACAAATTAGACGGTCGAGACCATCCCCACACATTTGCCGCATTAGACAGAACATCAGCAACCCAGGCAGCGGGCGCTGCAATACTAGTGAGCATTGGAACTTCTGATAAAATGCCCATACTCTTTGATACCTTTTGAAGGGTACTAGAGAATGGACCTACACCAGCTTCCTCTTGCTCAGTAACAATAGGATCTAGAGCCATCTGAGGCAGTGCTATTCCCTTGAGTTCTATGTCTTCCAAATGTCCCCACAGCGTATACTTAGCAGTTAAACTACCAGCAGTAGCCGTAAGAGGCATATATGGACACAAAAACCAATTTCCTATACCACCTGTCAAATTACCATTATATTGGTTCTGTTGTGTGTATCCGGTAAATAAATTTATATACGGGATCTTAAGAGTCATTTCAGTAGTAGTCGCAATATCCAACTCAACATGTGGCAACTGTGTTATTTGAGTAAGTGTGGCTCTATGCATCATATACCACATCATATCATGATCAATATGACCAATACCTCCGCTTGGAACGAAGGCAAGAATATACCTACCCGATTGGAACTTATTTGCATTAACTTGTAATTTAACAACAGTTGTTGCTCTTACCATATACCGACCGCGGAACTTTTCCTTCACGGATGGCGAATTAAGCACTTGGTAAAAGGCATTAAAACTATTAAAAGTAGTCTCAGTATCCGACGTTGCAAACTCTCCTTGGGATAGCAACTGAGGCCTCCCTAAGAAATCTTCCAACGAAACATTTACACCAGTGTCACCAGATCTATATAATCTCGAATCCAAAGAACGAGTATAGGCCTTAGCTACACTAGAAACAATTCCATCTACAATATTTGTACCAGTTTTTCCGAAAGATGAAGATTCCGAAGCACTGGGTCCCCCGACTAAATTAGAGTCGACGGGGGTCGACATATTTTCATTATTCATAGCAAGTGCTGTTTTAGACAATATATACACTCATTTACACTGTCGTACCTCATTTGTACTATTGACATGGGACTGCCATGAGGATCAATTGTACTGTACCCTTAATAGGAAATCCTTTCAACGCCTTAAAGCCTTAACTTCTATACTCAATGAGGGTTTTATATATACATTAGGTAACCAGAAAGGCGAGGGATAGTTTAAAGTCATATCAGGACATTTATATACTCAATAAAATTCTTCACGGTTGCGAATAAAATTTCGACAAACCGTAAAGGTTGTATGTTCAGGAACCCAATTCATTATGTTTTTACACGCACGCAAAATAGGTTTCGTATATATTTGGAAGACATCTGGACCATGAAGAGCAAGCTCGTATATAGCATTTTGAACATTGTCCTTCACTATAGTTTCTTCCATACCTTCTATACGTTTGGTCCAGTAAGGTATTTCTTTTACGACAGATAGTCGCAATGGAGCTTCCCACATTAGTGTCTCGGGGTCAAACCGAAATTTCCTTTTAAGAAATTCAACATCAGTTATCGATCGAAGCTTTGTGGAAAGTTCTCCCTTTAATTCAGAAGTATAAGTCAAACCTAACTTCTTTAAACTAGCTCCTATAGCCGCCTCATTGAACATTTCTGCATATTCAATCGCGACCATAAAAGTATTATCATCACCTAGTACAACAATATATACA